ATCACCGCAACGAAGACACGCAAGCCATCCAAAGATTTCGTTATCCAAGGTGACTGGAAAGCGGCTGGTCTATACGGGCAGAGTTTGTTCAGTGCTGGTGGTAAATATGTCACTGTTGTTGAGGGTGAACTGGATGCACTAGCTGCATATCAGATGCTAGGTAGCAAGTGGCCTGTCGTGTCCATCCGTAATGGTGCTACTGGTGCACTGAAGGATTGTAAGGCAGAGTACGAATGGCTAACTAGCTTTGATAACATCGTCATATGTTTCGATGCTGATGAGGCTGGCATTAAAGCTAGCAACCAAGTATCAGAATTGTTCGGTGCAAAGGCTAGAGTATTCAAGCACACTTCCGGACACAAGGATGCATGTGACTACCAGCGTATCAGTCAAGGAAAAGAGTTCAGTGATGCATGGTGGAATGCTGATCAGTATGTACCTGATGGCATCATCAACGGTGCTTCTCTATACGATGAGGTGATGAAACCGATACAACCATGTGACTGTGACTATCCTTGGAATGGCCTAAACAAACTAACATACGGCATTCGTAAGGGTGAGCTGGTTACAATCACAGCAGGCTCTGGCCTTGGTAAATCACAAGTGCTACGTGAAATGATATGGCACATCTTCAACAAGACTGAAGAGGGTATCGGTGCTCTGTTCCTTGAGGAAGGCACGAAGAAGACTGGCCTATCGATCATGTCACTAGCTGCAAACAAACCGCTTCACCTACCTGACTGTGAAGCTACACAACAGGAGAAGGATGATGCATTCCACGCAACTCTCGGAACTGGTAGACTCTATCTGTTCGATCATTTTGGTAGTACTAGTGTTGACAATATCATTAACCGAGTTCGGTACCTCGCTAAAGGTCTCGGATGCGGTTATATATTTCTCGACCATATTAGTATCGTGGTCAGTGCTCAGGCATCTGGCGATGAACGTAAAGCGATAGATGAAATCATGACACGCCTTCGCATGCTTGTTCAAGAAACAGGTGTCGCGTTGATTGTCGTGTCACATCTTAAACGACCGGACGGTAAAGGACATGAAGAAGGTGCTGCTACTAGTCTTGCTCAGTTGCGTGGCTCAGGATCTATCGCCCAGCTCAGTGACATGGTGCTCGGCCTTGAGCGTAACGGACAAGCCGAAGATCCAGAGGAACGTAACACAACATACGTTCGTGTTCTAAAGAACCGCTTCTGTGGCATCACTGGCCCTGCTGGTAGGTTGTTATTCAATCATGTTACTGGTAGGATGTTCGAACGAACTGATGAGGATGAACTGTGATTGTATACTTGGACATTGAAACCAACCTTGCTCACGATACCATATGGCTATGCGTAGCGAAGCGAGGAAACCATACACATAAATTCACTAAGCCTGATGGCTTGCAGAAGTGGATCGATGATGCTGACTACGTGTGTGCTCATAACCTAATAGGCTTTGATGCTCCTGTACTACGCAAGGTATGGGGTATCACGATCCCTGTTAACAAAGCACTCGATACTCTTGTCATGTCACGTTTACTTAACCCAGTAGTTGAAGGTGGACATAGTCTTAAAGCATGGGGCAAACGTCTTGGCTTTGATAAGATGGACTTCGACACTGAAGATTTCGATGGTGGCTTAACACCTGAGATGATTGAGTATTGTATTCGTGACGTAGATGTCCTTGAGATGCTACATAAGCACCTTGTGAAAGAGTTTAGTAGCTGGTCATTCCCTGAGCAGTCACTTGAACTTGAGCATCGTGTTGCTATGTACATGGCACAGCAAGAGCGTAACGGTTACATGTTAGACCAACGTCTATGCACTAGCCTGTTAGCTGAGATGCGCCAGCGTATGATGGACATCACGATACACCTGCAAGAGATCTTCCCACCACTAGTCCATGAGCGTTGGTCAGAGAAGACTGGCAAGAAGCTTAAGGATAAGGTGGAGGAATTCAACGTGGGCTCACGTAAACAAATAGCCTCACGGTTACAGTCGTTAGGTGTAGAGTTTACTAAGACTACGGAGAAAGGATCAATCATTGTGGATGAGCCTACACTTAAGGCTATCAACAGACCTGAAGCACAGCTCATTGCTGAGTACCTGATGCTACAGAAACGTGTTGGTATGCTGGACAGTTGGATGGACAACTGCAAGGATGATGGCAGGGTACATGGACGTGTTAATTCTAACGGTACTATTACTGGGCGAATGACACACAGCAACCCTAACCTCGGCCAAGTTACCAGTGTTAAATCTGAGTACGGTAAGGAGTCACGCCAATGCTGGACTACTCCTGACGGCTACAAGTTAGTGGGCACTGACCTGTCAGGCATTGAGTTACGGTGCTTGGCACATTACATGCAAGACGAGAGGTACACAAATGAATTACTTGAAGGCGATATACATACGGCTAACCAGCAAGCTGCTGGTCTGGAGACTAGAGATCAAGCTAAGACGTTTATCTACGCCCTCCTCTACGGAGCAGGCCCAGCAAAAATTGGGTCAATCGTGGGTGGATCTTCACAGCAGGGAAAGAGGCTTATAGACAGGTTCATGAAGAACATGCCTGCCTTGAGTAAGCTGATGGTAAAAGTGCAGAGGTTCGCAGCAAAGGGCTACGTACCTGCATTAGATGGGCGACGTATTATTGTACGATCAGAGCATGCTGCACTTAATAGTTTGCTCCAGTCGTGCGGTAGTATTATCGCCAAGCAATGGTGTGTGGAAGCACATCAATTACTACGCAAGAATAAGATTGATTATAAGCAGGTTGCATTTGTACACGACGAGATACAGATGGAAGTCCGCAAAGATCAAGCTGACCTTGCAGCAGAACTAATGGTCAAGGCAGCTAAGTTAGCTGGTGAGACATTAGGATTCCGCGTACCTGTCGATGCAGAGGCTAAGATCGGCAAGACGTGGTATGACACGCACTAAAAATAATGCTTGACAAGTACTGTAACTATGCAGTACTATCTAGCTGTACCTAATTAATGGAGAATACAAATGAAAAAGTTTACTGACGTTGTACTTTACTGGGCTAATGTTCACACTCCTAACGACATGTCAGGTAAGTTCCAAGTAGATCTTACCAACCTGTCTGACGAGCGTATCAATTGGCTTGAAGATCAGGGCATCAATGTTCGCACTAAAGAAAACCTACCTGAGATGGGTACGTTTGTCACTGCGAAATCACAGTACCCAATCCTAACAGTAGATACTTCTGGTAAAATTATGGAAGACCTACTTGGCAACGGTACTGTTGCTGACATCATCTTCGACACATACTCAGGTAAGAACAAGTTTGGTACTTACGCTGGTGTATCAGTGAAGAAAATTGTGGTTAAGTCTCTAGTTCCATACGCTTCTAAAGAAGAAGCTGAAGAAGAAGAGATCGACGAGGTTCTATAATGCAGACTGCCCTGATAGACGGTGACATGCTCTGCTATCGCATTGGCTTCGCTTGTGACAAGGAGAGTGCAAGCGTTGCCCACAAGACGATGGATAAGTTTCTATCGGATCTTGTGTGCCACCTGCCTGTGACAGAGTGGGAGGTCTTTCTTACTGGGAAAGATAACTTCCGTAACGAGTACGCAGTAACAGTGCCATACAAGGGAAACCGTACTGAGCTTAAGAAACCTGTACACTTGCAATCACTGCGAGAGTTCCTAGTAAATAAATGGGACGCAACAGTGAGCGATGGACAGGAAGCAGATGATGCAATCGCTATCAGGGCTACTGCTCTTGGTGACAGTAGTGTTATCGTGAGTCTTGACAAGGACTTCGATCAGGTACAGGGTTGGCATCACAACTTTGTAAAGGATGATACATACTACGTCACTGCTGAGGAGGGGTTGCTCAACTTCTATTGCCAGTTCCTGACTGGTGATCGCATTGATAACATCGTAGGTGTTAAGGGGATAGGCCCCGTCAAGGCTCACAAACTATTATCAACCAAGGTCACGGAAGAGGATATGTTTGCTGTATGTGTTGAGCACCTAGGGTATGATCGTGCGGTAGAGAATGGGCGACTCCTCTACCTACGCAGAAAGGAGAATGAACTATGGATGCCTCCAAGTTTGGAAACAGTTTCAAGTACACCTTCGTCTTCGAGCACAGCGACGGAGTCGATACAACAACCTACGTCAACAGAAGCTTCGAGCTAGATGAAGTGCTTGTTGGGTTCGCAGACTTCCTTCACAGTAGTGAAGTTGGTTTCTTTAATGACATCACATTCATCTTACACGATGGACGTAATGGAGATACAGTAATCAAATGCAAACACCCAAGCGTGGCGTAAAGTGCAGAGCAGGGGATACTTGGACTGAGTCTAGGTATTTCCAATTCATACGCACAGCATTACGTGGAGCATTCTCTCGCTATCCTGTCAAGTACCAAGTGCTTAAGGATGCACAGCGAAGAGTAACTGGCCAGCGTCACAAGGTTGAACACCAGTGTGCTGAATGTCAGGGATGGTTCAAAGGCAGCGAAGTCCAAGTAGATCACATTAAGCCAGCAGGCTCATTGAAAACCTACGAAGACCTACCTGCCTTTGTTGCTAATTTGTTCTGCGAATCTGAGAACCTTCAAGTTCTATGTAAGACTTGCCATAAAGCTAAAACAGCAGAGGAGCGCAAGAAGAAATGATTAAGCATTTAATTATCCCTGATACTCAGGTCAAGCCTAACGGTTCTGTCGAGCACCTTAAGTGGGCTGGTCAGTACGCAGTTGATAAGAAACCTGATGTCATCGTACACCTTGGCGACCATTGGGATATGCCGTCACTATCTGTGTACGACGTGGGTAAAAAATCATTTGAAGGAAGACGTTACGCTGACGACATTAAGGCAGGCATCGCAGGGATGGAAGCATTCCTTGAGCCTATCCGTGAAGAGCAGCAACGTCTAATTGATGGTAAGCGTAAGCGTTGGAATCCACGTTTAGTATTTACATTGGGCAACCATGAGCAACGTATTGAACGTGCAATTGAATCCGATGCAAAGCTAGATGGTTTAATTGGATACGCAGATCTTCAACTAGAAGAAATGGGATGGGAAGTGTATGACTTTCTTGAGCCTATCACAATTGATGGGGTTGTTTACTGTCACTATTTTACTAGTGGTGTTATGGGACGACCTGTTTCCTCCGCGAAGCTAATGCTTAGCAAGAAGATGATGAGCTGTGTCATGGGTCACGTACAGGACAGGGACATAGCGTATGGACGACGTGCTGATGGTAGTAATGTTACTGGTTTATTTGCTGGTATCTTCTACACTCACGACGAGGGATACCTAACTCCGCAAACCAATGGTAGCTGGGCTGGTATATGGATGTTTAATGAAGTTAATAACGGTAGCTTTGACGAGCTTCCTGTATCACTAAACTACTTACGGAGAAAATACTCATGAACCTATACGAACAGCAACACCCCGATGAATACATGGATCAGGATGAGTTCGACACGCTGATCACTGACCCTACGTTCTTTCCTAATAACTCTCAAATTGGCGGTGATCACTATCAGAAAGAGATCCAGCCTTGGGAATACATGGAAGCCATCATGACTGAAGAACAGTTCACTGGCTATTTGTGGGGAAATATTATAAAGTATATGTCACGCTGGCAGGACAAGGGAGGACGCACTGACCTTGAGAAAGCACAGCATTATCTGGCTAAGATGTTGGATCACATATGACATTCACAGAACTTTGTGAGCGATTAAAGGAGATTGAGGAAACTCTTCTCCTTGAACTGCTTAATATTAACAGCGGTCAGATTGTTGATCGCTTTGAAGATGTAGTTGAAGAACGACGTGACTACATTGAAGAAGATTTAGAAGTCGATAACATCTGGGAAGACGACGAAGAGGAAGAGCAGGAGTGAGTCATAATATGGAAACATTAATTCTAAACTGGGCACGTGATCGTAACATTCTACGCAACGGTACAATCGAAGGCCAGCTAACTAAACTTCACGAAGAGGTTAGCGAACTAGAAGAAGCTATTGCTAAGAAAGATAACAAGGAGATCGCTGATGCCATCGGTGACATCCAAGTTGTCCTAACGATCCTCGCCTACCTTAACGGTATGTCCGCTTACAACTGTATGATTGAAGCATACGGTGTTATTGCACAGCGTACTGGTAAGATGGTAGATGGTGTCTTCGTTAAAGATGAAGAATAGAACGTGTAAACATTGTGGATACGTAGGGTCTATGATCCTACTATCTTCTATTGATCGGATGATCTGTCCGGACTGTAAAAAATATAGCAAGTGGAAGCTGAAGCCTAATCAGGCCAGCGTATTGATAGAGGGAAAGACTGGTGGAACTGAGTAAAGACGAATTGATTACAATCTTTGAAGCACTTGAAGAGGCTAACGGTAGTCCCATCCTAATGGGTGCTATTGCTAATGAACTTGAACGTCTTGAACTACTGGAAGTAGACTTTGATGAAGACGATGGCTGTGCAGGCGGAGCTTGTAAACTATAACTTTGTTAATCATATTTAACAGAATGTGAGATACAAACTATGAAAGTAATTGACGAAGTAGAACACGAAGACGGAAGTGCTACGTACACCTTCGACCTAACTGAAGAAGAGCGTATCATCATGACACAGCAAGGTATACTCTGGTCTATCGTTGCAGGTGCTACTGGTGTTACGCCTGAGCAAGTATGGAAGGATTACATGGAGAATAAGGATGACGTTTGAAGAATGGCTTAAAGGTACAAGAGGTGCTATTGGCTCAGAGATTCCAGAGTACATGGCTAAGTGGGCATGGGAAGCGGGTATACAAGAAGGCATAGACCGTATGTACAGACTGTACGACATCTGCCCACAATGCGGAATTACAGGTGGTCAACACAAGATGGACTGCACTCATGTCTAAACTATACTGGAAGCTACGTGCTAGCGGGGCATTCAAACCTATACGCTATCAGACAGTGTATCTTGTCACTAGATTCCACACTAAAAACATACGTAGACCGTGGTCTTCATACCCTAGTAACAAATGGGGCTATGGATATTGGATTAACAAGCACAAGAGGGATAACAATGGCTGAGTACAGTAGCTTTGACGTAGTAGTAACTGAACTATACGGTGCTATGGAAGGGAGTGCAGATGAGTTCCTTAACGCACTCAAGGAAGTTGTTGATCCAGCTGATCTGCTTGCACTGATGCACGAATATACCATCTTCTTACAGACATCAACTATGCTAATCAGCGATAGTTTAATCACAGCACGTCCTATGAATAAGGAGGGGCTGCATTGATTCAGCTAACATACGAAGCTGCTGGTGCTATCCTTGCAGTGCAGGCTGGTCTACTCTGGTGGCTACTCAAGCGAGAACGTGAAGAGGGATACATGGATGCTTGTGAAGACGTAGCCTTTGGTAATATAAAGATTGAACTTCGTTATCACGACGACGAGAGGAACTAATAATGTGCACTACAGCAATCGCATGTAGGGGCTGTAACAAGATAGTAAAACGACCTAGTAAGTCAGGCTACTGTGCTGTATGTTTCCATGCTAATGTAGATAACATTAAATCACTATATAACGCTGAACGCTGGAAAGATGGGCACGCTAAACGTAGTCACTGGAAGAATAGAGGAGCTGTTATCAGTGAAGAGGATATACGTAGGCACGAAGCCACTTCAGAATGCGATTTCTGCGGCTGCGATGTTTCTTTGAGTAAGCAACTAGATCACTGTCATGATACAGGTAAGTACCGAGGCACTCTATGTAAAGAGTGTAATACTGGACTAGGGAAACTTGGAGATAACTTAGACGTAATAGCTGAACGCCTTTTACAATATAAGTTAAAACAAACGGGGCAGTAAGCCCCGCTATTCTCACCACTTTTCTCGATCTGACCAATAAGCCGCGCTCATTTTGCCTTTCTTTATATTGGCTCTATGCCTTGCCTTGAACGAAGCTCTCTTTTTCTTCATCGCTTCAGACTCTCCTGCTTTAGGCTTGCCTGCTGTCTTAGCTCCTTGCTCTCCAAACCTAATCGTCTTGATTTGATCTCCTTCCTTCGCCACCACAACGTGTGACTTGGTTGGGTGATTTGGTGTCCGCTTTGGTTTGTTGTAGCCATCTACGCCTGCCCTTTCTAATCTACTATCCTTTTTCTTTTTCTCAGCCATTACTCTTCATCTCCACCTAACCAGAAGTTATTGATGATTTGTCGCGTTGATTTAATTGACGGGACAGTATCAAGAGATTTCATCAAATCTCCCTGTTCACCTTTAGTTAATTGCTTAACAGCTTCTCCGCCAAAGTCTAGCAGTGGAGCAGCAGGTGTCAGGGTATTCTGAATAGCCCCTACCACATCCCCTCTTGAAAGGTAACGATCAGTAATGTACTGGTTGATACCAAACACACCCAACACAGACCACATCGCACGATCTGCTAATGCTTCAGGTGTTAGTTCAACATCACGACCACGTAGGTAATCTTTAACGATACCGACTGGTACGCCAGCAGCAGCTAGGAAACTTGCCAATAGGAAAGCGTTCTTACCTGCTTCAAATAGATTACCCTTTGCAGCTTCCTGAACAATATCCCTACGCACCAAGTCAATCTGTTTTAATGTGAAAGACTTAAGCATGTAAAGAACACGTCCGTCTGGATGGTCAAGGTAAACCTGTGGCATCTCCAACAATGAGATAGGTTGAACATCAGACAGTTCGTTGAATGCTAAGAACTTAGTATTCTCTGTCTTGTTCCCCATCTTAAGGTCAGTGATTACACTGTCGATGTCATCTCCAAAGATACCACTCCAACGCTCACGGAACTTGGCCTCTCCAGCCGAAGTACGTACTAACTTTTGATTCTTCTTGATCGCTGCGTTCATCAACGTAGACTTACCAAGGTTATCAACAGCACGGAAACCTACAGCAGTGAACATTTTATTCAATGCTTTAGATGATAAGCGTTCGTTCTGTAGTTCGTGTGCAATGGTGTGCTCAATACCCATCTCAGCAGCAGTGTAGTTCTTCTTACCAAACAGCGAGCTGATAGTCTCAACAATACCATTACGGTATAGTGAAACACCAATATCACCTAGCTGAGTAAGAGCTGAGATTGGGTTGCCAATTGTACCCATGTAACCAATGTCACGTGTAGTAGACCAGAACTTGTTAGGTGCTTGTTCACCCTGAATGAAGCGTGAACGTAGCATGCTCTCAAGTTGACGTTGCTGCTGTGGCGTAATGCCAGTCTCTGCTGCAACCTTCGCAATCATATGACCAATTGATTTCTCTGCATCAACAGCACCAGTAGAGGTTCTGCTTACACCAGTACGCCCAAAGAACTTAGCTGTTTCAATGGCATTGCGTGAGTTCTGAATGTAATACGCTAGTGATGATGCTGGATCATCATAGTATTTCAACAACTCAGGATCAGTAATACGACTAAACTTACGCATCTTAGCGTTAGGCATAATCGACGTGTCACCCTTACGGAACACACCACGAATAACCTGATCCAAGATGTCAGCACGTTTGTCTTCAGGTATATCAGTTACCTTCATACCGTTCTTAGTCGCGTAAACTTTCAATGCATCATCAAACAAACCAGACTTTTCACGGCCTAGGTGTTTTAATAACCCATCATAATCTTTCACACGTCGTGGGAAGTAGTTAGTGATGTAGTGGAAGTCAATACCCAAGTCTTTGAACTCAGTCTTGAACTCTTCCAACACCTTCTTAACTTCGTAGAATTCTCTACGCATGTCAGCAGGTAACATCTTCATTACTTCAGCATGATCGCCATTGAATAATTTCAGTGCGATGTCTTCACGCATATTAGCAGGGATACGCTGACTTAGATGCTTAAGGAACGGCTCAATACGCTTGATGTGTTCAGCATTCTTCGTGCTGATATTGTATTCAAGCATACGTGCACGGCCTAGGATCTTCTGACTGATGTTACCAATGCGAGTAGACACCGAGCCAAGTAGTTTATCCAAGCCTTCAGCAAATCCACCCTGATCTTTAGCAGCTTGCTGTGCAGCCTGTGCGCCCTGTGGTGGCACGTTAGCTGCACCCTGTGGGGTAGCACCACCAGTAGGAGGAACGTTGCCTGAGCCGCCCATACGAGCTTGCTGCGCCTGCTGATAAGCTTGTTGCTGTGCAGCCTGGGCTTGTTGCTGAGCTGCCTGCTGTGCTTCGTAGTCTGCACGGTTAACTGCGCGTTGACGTAGACCACCAACACTCTCGACACTACCTGCTGCATTACGTGGGGTATTAGGATTGCCACGTAGTTGCTGTGGAATCTGCAGGTCAAGCGGTGCAGCTTCAGGGGCTGGTTCAGCCTGACGTGGAGGAATCTGAGATGGTTCATCAAAGCGTGGCTTAGGTACTTCTGCGTGTGCCTTATCGATCTGTGCCTGTAGCGTAGGTGAAGTTTCACCTTTATGCTTAATCAGTACATACTCTTTGATTGCAGCTTCACGTTTAGCAGCACGTTGCTGGATTGTCTGAATAGTTTCTAAGTCTTGCTTAGCTTTCAGACGTTCTTCACGTACCTGCATACCAGTACGTCCATTCGTACCAGTCTTACGACGGCCTGCAACAATATCATCCAACTGTTTCTGCCAGTACTTAACCTTAGCAGTGAGGGATTTAACCTCAGCGTTGTACTCTTTAGATGCTTTCGGAGCAATGATGCTCTTCATGGTAGTCTCAAGATCTTTAAGACGTTTGGTACGTAGTTCGCTGCTAATCTTAGCCAACTCTTCTTCGTACTTAACCTGACGTGCTGTGTTTACTTCATTAGTAACGTCGCGTAGGTTCATGTTGTCAGTCAATCGACGCTGTTCAGCGAGGTTCGCAGCAAAGTCTTTCTCTGCCTGTGCACCTAGTTCAGCCTGTGCACGTTCTGCAGCAAGGGCATCACCTTGTTTCTTGATTGCTTCTACTTCTGCTTGTTTAGCTAGGTCAGCCTCTGCAGCAGCAGCATTGTCAGCACTGTAACGTGCCATCTGTGCTTCACGTGACTCAAGCGGAATGGCATTATCTACCATCTGCTCCAACTCAAGACGCTGCTCAGGTGTAGCCTGTTCCCACTTAGCAACAAACTCAGCTTCAGTCTTCGCGCCCATCATAGTCATGAGCTTACCAACAGCACCGCCTAGGGCAGTACTTAGACCAGCAGTTGTCAACGTATTCTTAATACGATCATCACCAAGCTGTTCGTAGACTGGCTGAGCTGCGCCAATAGCACCACCAATAGCACCAAACTCTAATGCAGTACGTACCACAGGGTTAGCTACAGCCTTGAATGGTAGTGTAATAGCTTTGATTGCAGTAGCAGGGATAAACTCAGCAGCAGCACCAGCTAGGTATGCAGCTTCAGCACCTAAGTCACCTTCACGGATCATTCGGTTACGCATCTCTTCAGACACGTTCTGATCAACAAGACCAGCAGCTTCACCTAAACCACGTAGTGTAGACGTAGCACCTTCTGCAAACTGTACGCGTCTGTCCCATGCAGACATTGGAATAACTTCACCGCCTAGTCCGACGATAGCTTGGTTCAGTGCTTCTTGATTACCAGAATCGTAGAGATCCTTACGAACCTCTATTCCATCTGGGAACACATCTTCTAATCCTGCAGGCGCAGGGATCTTAACGTATTCCATTATTACCTCAACGGTTAATTACAGGTTGTTCCACCAGTTACGTAGCCCTTGAATCATAGGCATGTCTAGTACAGGTTTTTCTTTAGAGTTTACCATAACATTAGTATCTAGTGTTACGTCTTTACCTGTTAATGGATCTTTAACAACTTTCTTTTCACCTGCTGGCATACGTACTGCAGGGTAGTCTTCCACTGCACCGCCACCGTCAGCTTTACCAGCATTAGCTGGAGGGTTTTCAGGCTCCCATTTCTGTGTGCTAGGATTCCAAGTCTGATCCCACGACACAGTCTGCATCTCCTGTTTGTAACCAACAATCTTAGTTTTCTTAGTATCCCAGATCGGTACTTGAACAGGTACAGTAGCACTGCGACGACGGATGTCACCCTTAGCTTTCTTCTCTGCACGATCAGCATCAGCATTCTGCTGGTTAATAACTGACTGACGCTTTTCAAGAATCTGAACAGCTTGCTTCGTCATGCCCATATCATTAAGAGCCATAGCAAACTGATTCAAATCTTCAGGCGCATTCCAGTCAATAACCTTAGCCATCTCCTGAACTTTAGCAGCATCAGCTTCCTGCTGAGTCTTAAGTCCAAGCATACCGCCTAGACCTTCTGCCATCATAGCACCAGTAGCTCCGCCTCCTGCTGCAACCTGACCAAGCAGTCCAGACATAGAGCCGCCCATTGCGCCAATAGCCTGACGTTGTTTCATCAGCTCATCAATACGTGCGCTCTGAAGTTCTGCTGGGGTCGTAAATAAACCTGCGTAATCAATAGCCATTTGTTACCCCTTACTTCGCGTTGTATTTCATTAGGCCAAGACCAAGCTGACCCATCATGTTAGAAGTACCAAGACCTGCTGCAAGGTTAGCCTGAGCTGCACCTAGACCGCCAGCCATTAAAGCATTAGCCTGATTAGCACCAGCAGTAGAGCCGTAACCACCAAAGGTAGCACCTAGTTCAAGAGGAGTTAGACCAAGCTGCTCAGTACCTACACCAGTCTGGAACAAACCAGTACCACGTGCAATTGATTGATCAAGTTCTGTCTGTGCCTGACTACGTGCTTGCTGTGCAAGAGCTTGATCAGCTAGAGCACGTGACTGATTCAAACCAAATACATCAGGCTGAACCATACCAGTACCTGCGCCAGCACCTGCACCGGCCATACGCATACCAAGACGACCTGAGCCAAACAAATCCTGCTGCATAGCTAGGTTTTCTGCCTGACGAGAAGGGGCCATCATGTTCTGCATTTCATTGTAATATTGCTGAGCATTAGCAGTAGTGTCCATAGACGTAGGCATAGCCTGAGCTGCCATCGTCATGTACTGATCACGCCATGCTTGTAGTGCAGGATCTAGTGTGTATCCTGCTGTCTTATCGTCAGCATTGAAGTATGATGTACCAAGACCAGTTGTTACGCTGTATGGTTTAAATGCTGCTGCGTCTGCTGCAATCTTAGCTGCTTCTAGCTGAGCTGCTGCTGCCTGAGAAGCTGCCTTATTAGCAGATGACTGACCTAGCAGTCCAAGACCAGTTCCGATTAAACTTGTCCAATCCATTATTTAATTCCTCTAGTTACCGATCAAGACGTAACCACCACGTCCTGCATAGCTTGTTGTACGGATATGACCTGTTTGCTCTACGTCAGATACACCTAAGTGAGCAAGGCAAGATGACGCTGCTGATTCAAAGTAATCCACCACCATTGGTGAGTTAGGAGTACCAAGTGCTTCGTTCTTCTCACCTGATGCTGCAGTAATTAATGCAAACCCTGCAGGTACAGTGATGTTCTGAGTCTGTAGACCAGATGCTGTACTGTAGTTAGACATATTACCGTTAGCAATAAAGTACTGATAACACGATGCGTTACTGCTACCACACACCACTGTGTGCTGACCAGCAGGTACAGCAAAGATAGCGTATATAGCCGTTACGTGTTTAGTTTCAGTACCAAGTCGGTTATCGTTACCACCAAGCGTTAGAGTTGTTATACTGCTTAGTTCGTCACTTCCGTCAATAGTAAGTGAAGTTAATGTTGGGTAAGACGTAGTACCTACACGGTCTCCCGACACTACAATAACTCCAGGACCGTCTACTGTATATCCTGTGCTCTCATCTGTACCTAGAAAGGTTAGAGAAGCCGCAGCAGTAGTTCCATAAAAATCATCAAGAGCAATAGTGCCGCTAGTAGGGATACCACCAGCAACACCATAATACTCATCCATCGAATGAGGAGCTGTTCCTCCAAACTCCCCTGCAACATCTGCAAGAGAGATTGCACCAGTAGCTTGTAAAGTCATTATGGAGTACCGTAAGCCGTTACGTTACCAAGAGCAATGAAGTTACCGCTGCTATCTAAAGAGCCTACAGCAGTACCACTGTACTTGAATGTTAACTTCGTACCGCTTGCTTCAATCACCCAGTTAGTGTCTAGGGTTACAGTTGTAGAGGTTACGTTGATACCACTTACTGCTGTATTAGCTGCGTTAGTTGCAGCAGTAGTAGCAAAAGCAGTAGTAGCAATCTGAGTTGTGTTAGTACCAGCCGTAGCTGTAGGAGCAGTAGGCGTACCCGATAACGCTGGGCTATCAATGTTTGCTTTAGTTGCTATAGCCGTTTCAATGGCTTCAAACTCATCATCAATCTCTGTACCTTTAACAATCTTAGCAGCATTACCAGAAGGCAAGCTGTCCTTAGATGCAAAGTCTGTTAGTTTTGTATAGTTAGACATTAATATACCCTGCCTTCTTTAATGTAGATGTCCAGCTTCTGAATAGATAGCTGACTCCCTTCAATTGTTGCTTCAAACCCTACCTGCAGTACACCACCTGAACCGCCTACAGGAGCACGTACAGTGTCAGACAACGTACCTACTGTGTATTCAGCAGTAGTGTTGTACTCCGCGACACCATATTCAGCATTCTCCTGAGTAGCAATACTAATAGGGAATGAGCGGTAACTATCGTCATAATCATAACCAACCTTCAATACGAAGTCCTGACCTGAACCACCAATCAATGTAGTTGATAGACGCTTCAAGAACTTCTGTTTGGTTGAGTCACCAAAGTCAAAGTAGTTGGTGTAGTATTTAATAGTGTAGTTAGTGCCGTTATCTGAGTAGCCGTAATGACGTGCAATACCATCAGCTGTAGTAAAATACAGCGTATTGTTAGCTTCAATCATATTCGTATGCGTCTGGTTATCCCACAACGTCACACGTGCTGAGCCATCTTCTAGCATTGAGCGTGTATCAAAACAATAGATACGTTTATACTCTGGAATCAACAACAGATAAAATGCTTCACTAGGTGAGTATACTGATCTAATCTCAGTCTCATCTGTATTCATAACATCGCGTACTAGATCATCACGGACGTTCTTAGATAAGTCGCGTAGTGGCTGACTCTTCTCTTGGATCAAACGACCAAGTGAACGTAGGCCATCACGTGCTAGGAATAGAATATCTACACCTGTGTTCTGAACTGTGTCGCGTGAGATACAGCCAATACCATTGATAACCTCTACCAGTTTCATAGTAGAAGGATCAAGTGTATTACTGCTATCTGGAGCACCGTAGATAACTACGTTGTTCTTACAGAATATAATCAAACGACCAGCGTGTGCACCTAATGCAACAATCTCATCGTTACCCTTGATCAGTACAGATGATAGATCAATACTACCAGCAGTACCGTCTTCCCAAGTAACACCATCTAGTAGGTCAGACCAGTATACAGTTGTTTTATTATCTGTTGTATCTGCTGCCCATAGACGACCATAAGCTGAAAGTACGGTGTTAGCTTGTGGTACAAACTTATTTACGTTTGATGCTACGTTTGTAATATCATCTAGCACACCTGAAGTAGGTGAGAAGTAGATAGGAGTGTAGTCACGATTAAATAAGTACGCTGCATCATTAAGTGTAGCAGCTTGCCATCCATCAGTAGTAACGTTGTTATTACCAGAATATGTTACCTGTGTAAGCACAGATCCCTGAGAGATGTAGAAGTCAGTATCAGACCAACAACCAAAGTAACGTGTACCGTTGATGTCAATAAACTCATGTGCACCTTTGAGGTTAACACCTGTGTTATTCTCTGTTAGTAACTGCCAACCTTTACGTGCACCAAGACGACCGTATTTATCTATAACACAGTTGTCTGCTTGCAACGCAAAGCCAGCAGCAAGAGTGATTGAACTCTCCTGCGTATTGAGTCCGAAGAATCCCGGAGCTGCAATAGACGCTGACTGTAGTGGTTTAGCCATTATACTTCCTGCCAGATTAGTTCTTCAGGGTGTTTGATTGCATCAAGACTGATCGCATCATTAAGACTACGTGTTGCAGTCATGTATGCAGAAGATGCGCCTACGCCTCCGTCCTCACCACGTTCTTCAATAGCTTTAGCATAAGCTAACATAAGTACTGGTTGCGTAGGAATAACTAAAGAGTCTGTATTAGCAGACAGTTCAGGCTGGCGGATCACTGCGTTAAATCGAACTTTGTATACACCGTCTGGTACAGGATAAATATCAACAACAGTATCACCGTTACTGTCTGTACCGTTGAATGAGTAATGAGTAGGCGCAGCTAGCTGTGGTGTTGCCAATAGTAACTGCTGGTTCATCCATGCAGCATCTGCATATTGCATGACAAAGTTTTCAGTGTCGTTCAGGACATCCAACATTCTCATGTCATCACCTGAACCAGTAAGTGTGTAGCTAAAAGTATTAGAAGAGGTTGTTGCTGTCAGTGTGGTACGTAAAGCAGACCAGTCCCAAGCATGTTCTACTTCGTTCTTCGCATCGTTTATTAATACACCGATTAAAGTAGAGTAGGCGTTTTCATTAACAGATGATACTGTGCGTTCACGTAGTCGCTTCAGTACATTGTTAACCATATCTAAGTATGTCATTTACTGTGTCCTGTCTATGTAGAGGAGGGTAGCATATTTTCAGTTAAAAGTCAAGCATTATTTTACCAGCTGTTCCAGTCACTTCCATCACCAGAAATTCCCGGATCTGAGAAGTCTGTACCACCCCATGACCAATCACCTGAATCATTGTAGCTACCACTAGTAGTTAGACCAGATCCTGTGTCAACTATATAATTAGACATATCTGGTGTTACAGTTTGCCCTGTAAGCATACCAGTTGTCATTGGGATTTGAGGAGCAGCGTAAGCTATAGGCTGGCTTCTGTACTGTGCTGAAGATGCACGACGACGGGCTTCGTCTGGCGTTAACGTAGTAATCATATTACCAGTGTTAAATAGGTTTTCAATAATGCTGTTTGTAGGGTCATCAGCAATACCTCCAATAGAAACCTGATAAGTCTTATCGTTAATATTCCGACTGCCTATAACATCCTCAGCACCTTTAAACCATGTTCCTGTACGCTGATCTTCTGGAATGTTAGCTGCAATTTGAGCTGCTTTAATAGCATCGCTGTCGTTTAAAACTATCCCCGCACCCGCTAACAAACCAAATGGGAACGGTACTAAAGCAGCTGCTCCTTTCATCCAATCAGGAGTTAGACCATACTTAGTGCTTGCATTTCGTACAGCAGGTTTTCCTTGCATGCTAGCTAAAAACTCTGCATCCGCTATAGCACTTGCTGCATTTCCATCCACTCTATTTTTAATTACTTGACCAAGAGGAACTGAAGTAGTAGCATCTACCTGAGTAGCATCAACAGTAGGAGTATCTAACATACCACCACCGCCTAAGATACCCTGAGCACGTAGCTTAGCTAGACGCATCATATATTCAGACATTGTTTCGTCTGGTTTCTTGTACATGTCAGCGTTGTATGACGCTCCAGTGTACTGTGGTAAATCTGCCATTACTCTTTATCTCCATCAAAGATGTCACGATCAGTCTTCATCTGCGTGTTACCTTTGTTAATAAGTACATTATCTTTAGTGATGTCCAGTGTGTAAGGATCTGCTTCAGATGATTTGATACGTAGAAGATCAAGCATCTCTTTAGCAACAGAAGTCATAGGATCTTCTTTCTCTGCGCCAGATTGACTCATCATTATATCTAATACAGTCTTACCGATTAGTGTCGAGATAGAGGACACAACAGCTACCAGTCCAGCATCTACGTTTGGAATCATAATGGTGTAAATAACTGTACCCAATGCAGCCAAGGCTACCATTGAGTTGAGAAAATAAACCACAATGCTGTCTTTGAGTTGTGATTCTGATCCACCTTTCATTTAAACCACCCTTTATCGTCAGGCTTAACTATTGGACAATCCTTTTGCACTTCTACTACTTTAGTAGTTTCAATTACACTAGGTACGTTAACTAATTTAGTTACCTCTATAACCTGTGGGGTTACAGGGATAGGATTATAGTAGAACTGATAAGCCACGCCACCAGCAAAACAAACAAGCAGCATACCCACGTAGAGTATACCGCCTAAGAACTTCTTCTCTTGATCTTGCATTTATTTACCTGCGATAGATGCACCAAAGTATGCACCGATAATTGCTTGGAAGCTTGGTATAATTACAGGTAACACTACGCTGCCTTGTAACTGAACCCACTTCTGTTCTACTTGTGTCGTGTCAATTAAACCGAACAAGTAACTTCCACCAGTTTGTATTTCCTGTAGTACGTTAATAGGCTGTACTATAGGGAACAAAGCTAGTAGTACGATTACAGCAGTAACTGATAGGGCAATGATACGACGCGTAAAAGCAAAGTAGCTGTTAGTAGATGCCACTTCGTTTACCTTATCAATTGCCCCCTGACGTGCAGAGAAAGCATCGAACATAGCCTTACGCTCTTCTGCTTTATTCTGCATGCCCATACTAAGTAGCTTGACGACAGCACCAAAGATGCCACCGCCAACTAATGGAAGTATTTCAGTAATCATTTACTCCACCACAACCCTGTACTAACAACAGCAGCCACAACAATCCAGAATAACTTCTCAGAAAATCGTACTACTCCTGTGCTTTCCTTTAACTCAGCTTCAACATTATCTAATCGTTTCTCAGCACGATCTAAACGTTTGTTGTTACTGATGAGCTGCTCTTCAACACGTACAATCTTTGTCACAGCATCAGTGAGCTTATCAATCTTCTGTTCCAATCGGTCAAAGCGTGACTCATCCATTATTTATTCCTTACGGTTTAATAGGCCAGTTGACACTAGTAGGGAAAGTTTCTTGATTGGTTATATCTCGAAGTGCTTGACGATAAGCTAGTTGATCAGGTGTAATTTCAATATCTGTCAGTGCCCACCAGTCGCAGTCTGCTAAACGTTTATCACGCTCTTCCCTTATTGAATTTGCAGCGAATTCATAAGCAGCTTCAGTGCTATTATCTACAATTTCATACCATTCAGCATTAAAATTAGCTGGATCTTCAGCTTCATCTAGCATGATGGTATTAACCACTACGCCATTCTCTTTTACGGCAGCGATCTTTAGTGCCATTATATACTCCTAAAACTCTATCCATCCAGTTACAATATATTTAGTGTTACTGAGTGGTGGGTTGCCTCTATGTGTATGTGTAAATCCTGCAGGGAATAGAACAAGCGTACCTTGTTTAGGCTTAACGCGTTTATGCTGGTAAAGAAACTCCGTCTCTCCACCTTCATCAACATCATTTAAGTATGCAATAAATGCCATGACACGTCCCGATGCATCAGCATCTCCACGCTCACTATGCCATACATGATAGCCTCCACCTACGGGTGTACGCTGCAGTTTAACTCCGTATGCAGAATGGAAAGGTAAGTTCTTAATTACTGAGAATTCATCTGCGTAATGTTTATAGCAATCATGCCATAACACTTCATTGAATTTATCTAAGTAAGGTGCATCTAATACACTAACTGCTTTTAGTATTGAACATGCATAAAGCTGCATATCATCTTTATTGTGTTTATCTGCGTCATTAGCCTCAATGCGATTATAGCCATAGCCTAGTTCATAAGCTTTGTCCATAAAGTGCATTACACCCTCGCACCAGTTTTTATCAAAAGCGTCTTCGTAAATTCCAATGAAATTCTCAATACTTGGTTTCATCTTACTTTCCTTAATTAAATGTGTATACTGCAATTAAGCGCATACCGCTTGTCGGATACTCCAATGTATGTAGACATTTACCAAAGAATGCTCCCCTAAATTTCTTAGGTTCTATGTACTCTTCAGTGCCATCTTCATTTTGAAGTATTGTCCTACCTGTGCCTGTAAAGTCATCGTTAAGATAGACTAACAGATGTTTGTAATCTGATTGTTCGTCCGTATGAAATACACCTCTTTCAACATGAACAGCGAATGATCCATTAACGGCAATACGTAGTATCTCACCTTTAACTTCCACACCTGTTTTATCTAAAAAGGCTTCCAGTACTGACATCCAGAAATAAAAAGAGCTAGATTCTATACGAGATTCTAAGCTCACTTTATCCTGCCCGTAGTCTTTCCGTGCAACCACTGTATGCGACATGTTAGGAATACCATCACCTCGCACACATTGGTTAGTTAAGAACATTGGGAACAGAGCACCTTTACTGAAGTATTGATCTATCTGTTCCTTCTGCTCTTCTGTTAGAAAATCATCGCAAGTTATAACTTCCACAAATCACCTATGGTTTAATGCTGATTTAACATCATAGCATTAATACCAGATTCGTACAACCCCTGCTTGACCTACTGAGCCTCGACCTCCATAACCTTGGTTTCCACTCCATCCATAAGTAGTTGACCATGTATCATATGGAGGTACATAAGTACTACCGCCACCTGCTGGTGTATATGACTTAAGGTTAGAGATGTTAATACTTCCGCTACCTTGTTTGCCGTTTGTATTACCATATGGGTTGCCGTTACCACCATTAGCAACAAGCATACCGCCAAATGATGACTGTCCTCCTGGACCTGAACCATCGTAGTCGCTTGGAGAACCACCAGCACCTACTGTTACAGCTACAGATGAGCCAAGTGCATTACGCTCAATGATAGCCATAGAGATGCCGCCACCACCGCCAGTACCTGAGTTAGCTGAGTGGAATGAACCCCCGCCTCCACCACCTATAACAATAACACCAAGATGGTTTACGTTGTTTGGTACTGTAAATGTACCTGACGAATAAAATACTTGCTCTTCTGAAATAGAAGCTAAAGCAGGAGAAAAACCTTCTGGTGCGTCAGCCCATGAAAAAGAGCCATCAGCATCTGACGTAAGCATCTGTCCCAAAGTACCATTACCGGATACGTTAAGCTCTGCAGCTCCTACTGAGTTATCAGCAATTGTATTCGCATTGACGCTAGAGAGTGTAGCTAAAGCACCAAGACCGGAAATCGTAGATGTACTATGGGAGTGACTATCATTAGCGACAGTTACGTTAATAGAAGTAGTACCTGAACCACTTGCATCCCCTGTCAGGGTAATTGTTTGGTTACCTGTTAAGTAACTACCTGCAGGCTGAAATGCACTAGCGTGTTGACCATCAAGAGTATCTGCATTACCAGCTGAAGCTGCATAGTTAACAGATTGTGAACCTATATTACCAGCATGAATTGCTTCATTCCCAAAGATTAAAAATGAATTTGAATCCGCAGTAATTTCTAAAGGATAAGGTGTTTCCCAAGATCCATTACTATCTCTATCGGGTAGTATGAAAAACTTACCAGCGTTTACATGAATCCAATAATCATCATTATCAGTATCTTCAAATTTTAACTGAGGAGCAGTCCCTTGTAGCTTAATCTCCCCAGTAACAGTGCCGCCAGATAGTGGTAAGTAACTATGCGAGTGACTAGCAGCTGCTGCACCTACATCACTGTAAGTTAGGTTACGTGTAGAGTACGTAGCATTAGCATCAGTTACGTGACCCTGAGTGTCAGTAGTTACGTTAAAGTCCAAATCACTAATTACTGTAGCACCTGACAATGCACCAGTGTCTAGGTTAATGTCATCTCCTGCATATGTAGGGTGTGTATATACTGTATCAGTAAACACAGCATTTACAGGAACATTTGTAAGTACTTGACTATCGTCTACTTTACCATCCAATGCAGCCTGTAATCCATCTACGTTAGCAATAGTGTGATTATGGCTATCATCTGCAACAGTTACAGAAAGTGTCGCATTGCCCATGTTAGTAAATGTAGCAGAACCGCTAACATCACCAGACAGAGTTAGAGACATATCATGTGTAGTGTCTAGCTTACCTGCAAGAGCAGATGTAACTGCAGTATCATCAGCGTAGCCTGCTAAAGCATGATCACCCCAAGAGTAAGCAGTGTCACCTTGAGAAGTATCTACTGTAGCCCAATCAGCAGTTGTTCCGTTTGTTGAAAGGAACTGACCGCTGTGTCCTGTTTGATCAGGAAGAGTTACAGCGTTAATATCCATGTACAATGTATCAGCTACTGCTTGTTGTAATGCTGAATCAGCAAGAGCACCTTGTGCTGCTGTTGCATAATCAGTAGATGCTGTAGTAGCTGCTGTACCTAAACCAAGGTTAGTACGTGCTGCTGCTACGTTAGTTAGATCTGAAAGGTTAGATGCTGCAATCAACGCACCAGACAAATCAGCATATGCAGCAAGCCACTGCGAACCATCATATACTTTCATTACTCCGTCTGTAGTATTGAAGTATAGAGCACCTGATGCCAACGCATTACCATCATTATCTAACGTAGGATCTGAAGTCTTAGTACCAAGGTAGCGATCATCAAATGAATCAAGAGCTGCAAGAGCCGCGTCTTTAGCTGCACTAGCTGCAGAGGCAGATATAGCTGCTGCTGATTCCGAAGAAGCTGCGTTAGTTTCACTAGTTGATGCGTTACTTGCACTAGTCGCTGCTTCTGATGCCTTAGTAGTAGCTGTTGTAGCCGACGTAGAGGCTGCTGACGCTGAGCTAGCTGCTGCTGTAGCTGATGCACTAGCTGAGCTTGCAGACGCTGCAGAGGCAGTCTCTGAAGCTGCTGCTGCAGTCTCACTTGCAGACGCTGCTGTTTCACTAGCTGCAGCCGCTGTTTTGCTTGCAGAGGCTGCAGAGGCTGAACTAGCTGCTGCTGTAGCACTGCTTGCTGCACTAGTAGCAGACGTAGATGCTTCACTAGCTTTAGTTGTAGCAGTAGCTGCAGATGTAGCAGCATTCGCAGCAGATGTAGATGCTTCACTAGCTTTTGTAGTAGCAATAGATGCCTGTGTTGTAGCTGTAGCTGCTGATGCTGCTGCCGCTGTAGCACTACCTGCTGCATTAGTTTCAGACGTTGCTGCTGCGCCCTCTGAGGCTGCTGCAGCTATTTCGCTTGCAGACGCTGCTGTTTCACTAGCTGCTGCCGCTGTTTCACTTGAAGAAGCTGCAGAGGCTGAACTAGCTGCTGCTGTAGCACTACCTGCTGCAGAGGTTGCAGATGCAGAAGCTTCGCCTGCTTTAGTTGTAGCAGTAGTTGCTGAGGCTGCGGCATTAGTTGCAGATGTAGCTGCTTCGCTTGCTTTAGTAGTTGCAGTAGATGCGCTGCCTGCCGCTGCAGTAGCTGAGTCAGCTGCGTTACTTTCAGACAATGCAGCTGCCGCTTCAGATGCAGTAGCACTAGCTGCTGCTGTTGATGCTACGTCTTCAGGAATAGCCCACGCAGTACCAGTATAAAACTGCAATGAGTTATTTGTGCTATCCCAGTATACATCACCTTCATCTAACGTATAACCATTAGAAGCTGCATACGCTGCAACTGCTGCTGCATCTACGTGAGAACCAAGATATTGATCACCAAACTGATTGAATAGAGCTTCAGTTGATGCTTGAGCCGCTTCAGCTGCCAACTTAGCTGTATTAGCTGCTGTAGCTGAAGTAGCCGCTGAAGAGGCACTAGCCGCTGCTGCTGCTTTGTCCGCTGCTACATTTGAGGCTGCATCAATAGTTAGATCTTTAGCCTGAACAGCTGCATTACTTGCATTAGTAGCCGTAGTTGCTGCCGACGTAGCTGTTGAAGCTGCTGACAATGCGGTAGTCGCGTCATCATCTGCATTGGCTGCTGCTAGTTCTGCTGCTGTTTTAGCTACTGTAGCTGCATCTGCGGCAGATACCACAGTATTTTTAGCACTAGAAGCTGTAGCCGCGCTTGCCGCTGCATTAGTTGCAGAAGTTGCTGCATTAGTGGCTGAGGTTGATGCATTACTAGCTGAAGTAGCAGCACTTGAGGCAGATGTGCTTGCGCTAGATGCAGAAGAAGCCGCATTAGCGGCCAGTGTAGTTACTTCGTCTACTGTTGCTTGATCGGTAGTATCAGTTGTACCGCCAGCTCCACGATAGATTGCCATATATACAATCTCCTTGAATTATCTTTGCAATGGACTCTAGGGCAAAGCCCATAGGAAAGAAAGGAGAGAGGACTCCGAAGAGCCCCCTCAGTTAACTACTTACGCAGTTGGTAGAGCGATGATGATACCACTTTCTGAACGAACAGTCTCAACACCGTAGATAGTGTCAGAAGTGAACAGAGTAGATAGGTATTCCTGTTTGTACTGAGTCTGTGAACGCACGCCCTGCTGTTCAGCAAGAACAAGAGCATCTTTGTGCATTAGGACAGCAGCTTTAACTTCACCACCAGCAGAGTTTTCTGCAGCAGTTTCAAGCACTGGACAGTTAGTAGAAACTACAACTGGGATACCGTAAAGAGTACCGATAGTGCCTTTCA